TAATTATTACATTAAATAAATAATATGTTATTACTAAAATTAATATAAAACTAAATACATTTATTATAAATTTTGATAAATTTGATATAATATCTTGTGATGTGTTTAATGCTGTAATATTTACATAACTATTTATCTTAGTAACTAGTAATAATTTTATAATCAATGGATGAATAATATTAGTAATTATACTTAATACTAAATCTTTAAATGCGGTGGCTATAGCTACTGCTGCTGCAAATGTTAATACAGTCTCAGTTTTTGTATCTAAAAATTTTCTTACTAAATGAATCGTAGTATTATTATTTGCTGGGGTTGCAGTCAAATCATTATTTTTTACTTTATTTCCATTTTGTAATTGTTCTTGGTTATACATTTATACAGATATATATATATATATTTTATTTTGTATGTATTAGATATTAAAAAATATATAAGTATATCAATAATATAATAGACAATAAATATAAATATTACATATACATGCCTTCTTTTAAACATAAAACAAATAAAAAAATATATGTAGATAAAAAAAGAATAATGACACTAGATGGTGTTCATCGTGAGCTACAATTAGAGTTTAATTTAATTAATAATATAACACTACCCGATTTAATAAATAGAAAAAATGAAATAATGAAAAGATTAAACAATACTACTATCCCAATAGACATAAATGAAAGAATTGAATTACAAGATTCATTATACGATATTAAAAATGATATTTCTAAAAATAAAAAAAAAATAAAAGATTACTATTTGAATAATAGTAGATGTATTTTTGATTATTTTGAAAATAAAAAAGAAATAACAAATGGGACAAATAAGACAACAATTCTTAATTCATTTTTTAAATTAAATAATAAATCTTTTGATGAGAATGAATTGACCCGCGCAAACGACAACAACGTGCAAAAATTTTTTACAAATCTGGATCAAACATTTATAAATATAAATGACTATACATATGCTACAGATATATGTCAATCATGTAATAAAGGAGAAATGATTCCTGTTGAACATGAGGGAATAATGGTTTGTAATATTTGTGCAAAACAAATTACCTACCTTATTGAAAATGAAAAACCGTCTTATAAAGAGCCACCGAAAGAAGCGTGTTTTTATGCATATAAAAGAATTAATCATTTTAAAGAAATACTTGCGCAATTCCAAGCAAAAGAAACTACTCAAATTCCTGAAGAGGTTCTTGAAAATATAAAACAACAACTAAGTAAAGAACGTATTAATCTTTCGAAATTTACAAACATAAAAGCAAAAGAAGTTCTTAAAAAATTAGGGTATAATAAATATTACGAACATATTCCCTTTATTAAAGATAAATTAGGGATTAAACCTCCTACCATGACACCTGAATTAGAAGAGACATTGTGTAATCTTTTTATGGAAATACAAGGACCTTATGCGAAATTTTGCCCAGATGATCGTGTAAATTTTTTGAATTATTATTATACAGTTTATAAACTGTGTGAACTGCTTCAAAAAACCGAGTTTCTATCTTATTTTCCAATGTTGAAAGATAAAGAAAAAAGAATTGAACAAGACGATATTTGGAAGAAAATTTGCGAAGAATTAAATTGGGTTTTCATTCCTACACAGTAGTATTAACATATTAATAATAATAATTAATAATATTAATAATAATAATTAACAAACATATTTTTTAAATCGTCCATTATGAAAAATAGTATCAACTAACACTGCAAATAGCATAGGAAATTGCCATACTGAAAATATACGATTATGTGTATTATCTGTTGTAAATAGTGTAACAAATGTGATGTAAAAACTAATAATAAGGCATACTAATAGTAGTAACACAAATATAGTTTGAATAAAGTTTAAATTTATATATAGTTTATTTAAAGTTATCATTATGATTTATGTGTTACGGTTTATAATACTATATAAATAATATAATATTTTATAAATAATACAATATTTTTTATCATAAATATTGTATTATTATCATGTGAATGGTAACATTTTATAAACAAATTCAACTATTTAAAGTTTAAGGGGGGTGGGGAAACCAACAAGGTTGGCACCGATTCCGAAACCGGCACCGGTTCTTGCAGAAACGGCTAAAGTGGGGACATATACATCAAGAATAGCGAAGGTGGCGGCAGCTACAAGAGAAATAAGTGCGATTTCGTCTAATTTAAGAGTGCGAGATGGTATAGAATAAGCAACTATAGCAACGCAAAGACCTTCAATAATATACTTAATAAAGCGCTTAAAAAGCTCACTAAAATCAAGTGTTCCGTACATTATAAATATAATGTAGAAAAAAATATTATGTAATATTTTATATATTGTTAAATATAAATGTTAAATATAATTGTTAAATATAATTGTTAATTAATATTTTAATTATAAAAATATTAAATGATTAAATTAACTTAAAACTATTATTAAAATATATAGTATAAAATAATACAATGGCTCAATCAAATAATTTACCAAAGGGAGTTACTCCTAAATATTTACCCGAAGGAAAAGAAAATCCCAAATATGCCGATCTTTTGGAGGAAGATAAACCTATCGCTGGTCAAAAGTTTGTATGTCTTTCATTTGTTTCTCCAGAACACATTATTAAACAGAAGGAGCAATTTTTATTCGAGCAGTTTGTGAAACAATGGGACTATAAAAAATCCATGGAAAAATTCACACAGTTTCTTAATTTCGTATCATTTAAGTATTCTCTTTCTTTTGATAAACTGATTGCTGATTTCCAGGAGTTTACAAAGGAAGAGGGTGAGACTATTCGCACAACATCGTCGACCCTAGTTAGCGACGACTATAAAACATTTTTGGACAATCATGAAGAGGAACTTGAGCAGAAATTCGGCGAGAAACACGAGTTTCAAACATCTACACGTGGTATCAAAGTTCGCGGCGTTTTTGCTACACAAGGCGAGGCAGAACTTCGCTGTAAACTTTTGCGCGAGGTTGATCCCAATCATGATATTTATGTAGGACAAGTTGGTATGTGGGTTCCCTTCCATCCAGAGGCATACAAGACAGGACGCGTCGAGTATATGGAGGAGACACTCAATCAGCTTATGTCTGATAAAAAGAAGAATGAAGATATCGCAAAACAAGATTTTGAGAAACGCGTGCGTGAAGCTAGACAAAAAGCCATTGAAGAGAATATGAAGAAGGCGGAGGAGTCTGGTAATAAACTTACGCAAACGATTAATGCTGATGGAGAGCTGGTTGGTATTTCAAATGTTGCAAACTTTGATGGATTGGATGAGGATGCGTCTGTCGACGATATTAAGAAGAGCATGTTTGAGGCCGAGAATGTTGTCCTTGATACTAAAACGGATCACGGTTTGTCAAAGTTGACTCATTTTGAGAATTAAAATATAAAAATACAAAAATATAAAAATATAAAAATACAAAAATATAAAAATATAAAAATACAAAAATATAAAAATATACAATACACGATATCAATTATTAAATATTATATGTTAAATATTATATGTCATTAATATATAATATTTGTTTTTTAATTGGTATGAATAAAAAAGTAAAACAATATGTAGTAAGTAATTATTTTAAGTCATTTAACTCTGGTAACGTATTTATTCGGTTAGTTTGTTTACTATTCATTATTGCTTCTATTATCATATGCTTATACCTATTGTATAGGGCGATGTCTAATGCGTTATATATTCATCGACTAAAAACAGATTTCTATAAATTACAAGACATGGGTTTAGATGTTAAAAATTATAACGTATTATACTCGAAAGAACTAGAAAAAAAATATATAATGAATACAAAAAAAATATTAAAAAAACCAAAAGGTGACTTTAAAAATAAAAACGCAATAGGGTTTATATCTGATAAATATATTGTAGTAGATATTGATTATAAAGACTATGATATTGGAAACCCCGACTTTTTGATTGAAAAAATACCAAAAGATACAGTATCAGAAAAAACACCCAATGGGTATCACTATTATTTTGAAAATGATACAGGAAAACCTATACATACTTATGTCCAGATAACTATTAATAAAGTAAAATATTCTTTAGATATTATGGGGTTTGATGCTCTTATTACTATGTCACCTTCAAGAGTAAATGAAAAAGAGTATTATTGGATAAATAGTATTTTTACTCATACGCCGGCAAAATTATCTGAAAACTTATGGATATTAGATTTAATAAAAGATGAAAAACCATTTTTTAAAAGATTTAATGAAATGTCTATAAATATTAAAAATGCTCTTATGATAATAAATAATATGTATATTCAAGACAAATTTATAACTTACTTGAAAACAAATGAATATTCAAAAAAATTTAAATATTTAAATGGTACAGTATATAATTATAATGATAATTATTATTTTTTAACAGATAATAGTTTTTCCAAATACAAGAATAAAAAAAAATTATTATATCAGCTAATGGAACTTATTGAAAAATTAAAACCAGATTTTATTATAGACTTATCTATTATATATAGTAACTATTTGAAGGATGATAGTATAGTACAACTTAAATCATCGGTTATAAATAACGATTATAAAAATTATAAAAATGATGAATTATTTACTAACTATGTTGAAACATATTCGTTATATAAAAAAACAAAATATTTAATAGAAGATACTATTACAATAAATGACTATGATATAAAAACGTTTACAGGTAATTTACAAAAACAAGATAATGCTTATGTAAATAAAAATAATAAAATATTGTTCGGCTCAGAAAGTATTTATATAACTATATTACTTTCAAATTATTTTAATATTCCTAGTTTATGTTTTTCCGCTGTTTGTAATATTAATAGTCTTATAAAAAATGATGAAAAATTAGTTATTGGAAAAAAAGACAGCACACTATCAAATAATATTATTACTTCTTTTTTGTCACTTTTTTAAAGTAAAAAATATTACCATTATTACCATTTGTTTTTATTCACCTTAATTTTAGGACCCTGCCCTTTGCGTTTAATACTTGATGGATCATATTGTTCTTCATCATCATCCGAGTGAATATCCTTAGACATCTCCCAGAATTCTTTTGCCCCCAATTTAAACGGACCATGTGTTTGTGCTTTATACCAAAATATTTGGTCATGTAGTTTATTTGACTTTGCATTATTATTAATTACCAAACATTCAAAGTTTTCAGTACACTGATCCATGACCTGACAAAAACTTTCAAATGTTGGAAACATACCAGCATAGTTCTCGTATATTCTTTTACGATTTCCAATATATGGTTCACGCAAAATAAAAACATAATCAATATTTGTTCGCAAATTAGGTGGAATACCTAGAGGATACTGCATTGTAATTACCAACATTACCTTCCAGTGTCTCCCGTTCATGAAAAGTAAACGCATCATTACGTCTTTGGTCCATTTATTATCAAAAAGACAATCGTCTAATACTACAAATGTTCGTGGATCAATTGTGCTTCTTTTATATGTTTCAATCTCCTTTTTCATCTGTTTTAAAACAGCCTTTTGCCGTTTTAAAATATTTTCTATAATTGCTGTATTGTATGCATCGTGAATGAATAATTTAGGAACATGTTCACCGAAAAAACCATTCCCTGCTTCTGTTCCTGATATAACTGTACCGATAGGAATGTCTTGATGATAAAACATTAAATCTTTTACTAAAAAACTTTTACCCGTATCACGGCGTCCAATAAGAACAATAACTGGTCCTTTATTTTCATCAGGTCTAAAACTAATTGACCTCATATCAAATTTTGCTAATTCTAAACCTACACTCATTTATTATGTGTATATTTACTTATTTATACTATATATTAAAAAATATAATTTTTACAAACGCATATGTATGTTTTAGTATCGTTTAGTGTCTTTTAGTGTCGTTTAGTGTCTTTTAGTGTGTTTTATTAGTTTAAAAAGCAATAAAAATATGTATTTAAATAATTAAGTAATCGACGATGGAGATTTGTGATAGCCAGCCCACTTTTGGAGAAAATACATTTTCATTAAACTACAGAAAACTTAACACTCGTGAATTCTTTTCTTCTTTAGAAGAATCTGAACTTGGTATATTAAGTAGTAAAAACTATATTCCCATATATGAAAATTATTTCAATTTAAATGAGACAAATTACAATTCTATAAATTTGAATCAACGTTTTTATGTATCAGCATTATCAGGAGTTGTTGATAGAAATAATATACAAGCAGCTGTTGTAGATGCTTTTAAAAGTACTTCAGAATCTTTAACAATTCTTCATAAACCTGTTTTTATTAAATTTTCCCCTTTAATTGACCCTGTTAAATACATGTCGGGAAAATATGAAAATTTAAACATAGATGAGGAAGTTTTGAATGTTCCGACATTATCGAAACTTGAAAAAAAAGGACATTTAAAAGCAAACGATAAAAACAATGCAGCATACGTCGATGGTTTTTTTTCATACTTATCAAGTCAAGTTCTAAACTGTCATGATTTTATTCATGGTCTTAATTTTTATGGTTCTTTCAATGCTATTAAAAAAGATTTTTATTATAACGTAATCGACGATATAGATTATTTAGATAAGAATCCATATTTTAATAAAAATAAAAATATTCTTTTTGATGTTGAAGATATTGAATATTCCGACGATGATAAAAGCTTGGACAATGACAACGATAGTAATCATTCAAACCATGTACATAGACAGAAAAAAAATACAAGAAATAAAAAGGAAAAAATTACTATCACCAAAACCGAAGATGTAAAAGAATCAGATAATATTGATAATATTATTGTTCACGAAGACTTTGATAAACTTAATTGTGAACTAAATTCTATATTTAATACATCTACAGAATTAGCGGTTAATACAGATAAAAAAGAAGAAGATGTAGTATTGTGTAGCGAGCCTTTATTGACATTGATGTTGGATGATATAGTTGCTGTTGCGGACGCTGATGCTGATAATATAATAGAATGTTCAGAAAATATT